ACATGGTAATCCTGAGCGAAGCAAAAAAGAGGTATTACGAGGAAATTAAGAATTAGAAGCGTAATGTGGAAACGAGTAAATCCCAACGTGGAGTATGTGATAGCTGTCATGCGCAAGAAGGGAGAGGATATAAAGAATGGGATTAGTAAAGTCAGATGCCCAGAGAAAGGCAAACCAGCTGCAAAGGAAAAGTGCCATAGCTGCATCAGACCGTGCGATCATTAACGGGCCGAAGCCTACAACCTGGTCAGCCAGGATGCCAGCATATGCGGGGACAAGCCACTGCCCGGATCCGGAGCTGCGAGGAGGCAGAGAATAATGATTACAATCGCAAAAGCAATCGTGGCAATTGGAGGCATAGCATATTGGTTTTGTTATGGTATGCTCAAAATAAAGCATGGAAATATCGAAATGCACGAGTTTGTTCTTGTTTGGGTGTTTTTGATATTATACCTGGCTAGAGATCTGTTTAAATAACAGCGTAGAATGGGAGGTGATACCGTTGGCGAAGATAAAGATAACCAGGAAGCTTCTGAGCAGTTACCGAAAGCTTAAGAGGGAGATAGTAGTCCTGGAATTGGAACTGGTAGAGATGATGGAAGGGGATAACGGGATCGGCGTCAGTGTTGTTATGGACTACAAGAAAGGTTATCCCAGGCCGGAAGCGGTTCCTGGTTTTGACTGGAAGCTGCATGATCGCCGGGAGAAGATCCTGGATAACAAGAAAGCACGGTGCAAGGCTGTGGAGGACTGGATAAGATCTATTGAAGACGGTCAGGCACGGTATGTGTTCAGGATGTTCTACATAGAGGGAATGACCTGGGATAGGATTGCCGCAAAGATTGGATACAGCAACAGTCCAGACTATCCGAGGCTGATGATCAGGGATAAATATTTAAAAGAGCATAATATTTTGTAAAAAGTTCGTTTTATTCGGTTGCTTCGGAATACAATAGAGTGGAAGCCAAAGGCATACGGCCGGCGGCTTACGTCAAACCCCACCAGGCAGCAGGCGAAAGCTTGTTGCCTCCCCCTTGGGACGTAGCTCAGAGGTAGAGCAATGGCTTTTAACCTAAGCGAAGGTTCGAGTCCTTCCGTTCCGATGATTTTTGTTGCTATCAGTATTTCCTTCTCCTTTTTGGAAGCGCTTATCGTGAGATGGGTGCTTTTCTTTTGTCGAATTTGAGGTATGATAAAAGAAAAGGGGGTAAAGTATGAGTTTATTAGAGAGACGAAAAAATGAAACGAAGGTAACAGATTACAAAGTACGAGCCATCGGTGCATATGAAGAGGCACTTCAATATTTGGATGCCGCAGAAAAAATGGATTCAAAACGCTGTGAATTACATTTGATTAGTCCGACGATTACGATGGGTGTGTTTGCGTGTGAGTTGTTTAGCAAGTCAATTGCATATGCGTGTAGCCAGCGAAGTGAAATACGTGGGCATAAATTAAAAACCGATTTTTATAAGATGTTTTCGGAAGAAACGATAAATAATCTTAAAAATAGTGTATATGATAAACAGCATTTCGAAGAATATGTGTCCGACATAGAAGAGCTGTTTGAAGTTTGGAGATACAATTTTGAATATGAGAAGAAGACATCTCATTATTCGTTCGTACTTGAGTATGCAAGAGCGTTAAAGACAGAATGTGAGAGAATTTTACTAGAAAAAGAATTGTTACCAATTAATGCTTGACATTTTCGATGCAGAGGAGTCACCCAGCGTGGCTCCTTTTCTATACCTAAAACCGACGAAAGCGAGGTGAGCCCAAAATGACAGAAAAACAGAAGATTTTCGCAGATGAATATCTCATTGACCTGAATGCCACGCGGGCTTACAAGGTCGCTTATCCAAGAGTGAAGAATGATGATATAGCAGCGGCTAATGCAAGTCGATTGCTAAGAAATGCTAAGGTTGCGGCTTATATCTCAGAACGCATGCAGGAGCGCCAGAAACGGACGGAGGTCACACAGGACCGCGTGATTGAAGAACTGGCTGCGATCGCCTTTGCCAAGGCTACAGACTTTGTACAGATCTCTCATGGAAACGTGATCCTGACGGACACCAGTAAGCTATCAGAGAATCAGATCAAGGCTATTGCCGGGATCAAAGAAGGAAAGAACGGTATAGAACTCAAACTGAATGATAAAGAAAAGGCTCTGGAGCTTCTGGGACGGCATCTTGGCATGTTTAAGGATAAGCTGGAAGTTACAGGATTGGAAGCAGAGCAGACTAAGCTGGATGACCTGATCCGGCAGATGCGTGGTGGTGGATAGTGAGTGCAGAACGTTTGTTGTTATCAGATAAATACAAAGCCTTTCTCAGATGTGATGCGCCGGTAGAGTTCCTGGAAGGGACAACAGCGGCCGGAAAAACCACAGTAGGGCTGTTTAAGTTCATGCTGAAAGTGGCAGAGTCTCCCAAGAAGCTGCACATCATAGCAGCCAAGGATACCGGTACCGCTGAGAAGAACATCATCAACAAAGATCTTGGCATCATGGATGATTTTGGTGTCCTCGTTGAGTACAACGGCAACGGGACTAAGGACGATAAGATCCCCCATATCCTGTTCCATACTTCCGGTGGTGATAAAGTCATATACGTGATGGGCTATGGCGATAAGAAGAAATGGCAGAAGGCCCTGGGTGGTCAGTATGGCTGCCTGTATATCGATGAGATCAACACAGCTGATATAGACTTTGTACGAGAGGCGGCTATGCGTTGTGATTATCTTATGGCTACGCTTAATCCAGATGATCCGTCATTGCCGGTGTATAAAGAGTACATCAACTGCTCCCGGCCTCTGCCAGAGTGGGAAGAGGAAACACCACAGGAAATCAAAGATGAATTGAAAGAAGAGCCAAAGCACGGCTGGGTGCATTGGTTCTTTTCTTTTGCCCATAATCTGGGCCTGCCTAAGGAAAAGCTGGACAAGATCCTGGCTAATACACCGAAAGGCACGAAGATCTGGAAGAATAAGATCCAGGGGCTGCGGGGTAAGGCAACTGGTCTGGTGTTCTCAAATTTTAACAGGAAGGTGCATGTAAAATCCAAAGAATGGGCAAAACAATTCGTTCAGGCATCAACAGGACCTAAAAAGCAGGAATTTTTCATGTACTTTTCAGCGGGGATTGATACATCCTACTCCCAGAAGTCCCCAGATACAATAGCATTGTCTTTTATCGGCATCACCAATAAAGGCAGATGCATTGTATTAGATGAAAAGGTATACAGCAATGCAGAGCTGGAAAAACCGCTTGCACCTTCTGATACGGTAGTAAACATTGTTGCTTTCATGGATCGGAATCGAAAAGAATGGGGACTAGCTCGGAATGCCTTCCTGGATAACACTGATCAGGCAACGATGCAGGAGTGGAATAAATACAAACGCAGGAATGGCTACATGTATGTGTTGAATGATGCCTGGAAAAAAATGGAGATCATAGACCGTATCAATATGCAGCTTGGCTGGTTGGCTTATGAAGAAGATAACGATCCGTGCTTCTATGTGCTTGATACTTGTCCAAATTATATACATGAATTAGAAGTATATAGCTGGCAGGAAGATAAGGATAACACACCGGAAGACGGTCATGATCATATGGTCAATTCCGTACAATATGCATGGATTCCGTACCAGAGTAAGATTTATAGAGGATGATAAGAATGAACTGGATTCAGAATTTTGTTAAAAAGCTGTTCCGGATAGATACAAGGCAGGACAGGGAGGTGGTGATCATTGAGCCACATACCTTTCAGGCTAATGTGATCCGGAATAAATTGTGGTATCGTGGAGATTCTGCAGAGATTGAGCAATACTTTCAGAAAACTGCACGCTGGAGTGTAGAAAAAGCGCGTTTCTGGGCAGCCAAAGCTCAGGGAAGTGTCAGAAAAATGCATAGCGGTATTGTGGCCGTAGTTATTGATCGATATAAAGATATTGTTTTGGCAGATATGAATAGTATTTCTTTTGGAGATGACCAGGAAGGTTTAGAAGAACTCTGGGATAAGATTTTCCAGAAAGAAAGATTAAATGACGTGATCGGAGAAGGCATTGCGGGAGCTTTGGCTTCAGGTGACGGGGCGTTTAAAATAACGGCAGACGAATGCAGTAAGTATCCGATCGTAGAATTTTATGATGCTGAAAATGTAGATTTTGTATATGTTCATTCGCGGCTTAAAGAGATCAAATTTTATACTGACTATAAAGACGGAAATAAGAATTTTCGGCTGGAAGAGGCATATGGCAATGGATATATCATATACAAATTGTACGATGATGCAGGGAAAGAAACGGAGTTAAAGAGGCTGCCAGAAACAGCACATCTGTTTGATGTTGGTGTGCCAGGAGACATAATGCTTGCAGCCCCGTTGAGGATCTTTTCTTCCGTGAAATACAAAGGGCGGGGAAAGGCGCTGTTTGATAGCAAGACAGACGTAATTGACGGCCTGGATGAAGTAATAAGCCAGTGGGTCGATGCAATCCGTATGGGACGTATTAAGCGCTATATTCCAGAAAACCTGATACCACGGGATGAAACTACAGGCGAATTGCTTCCGGCTAATCCATTCGATAATGATTTTATCGCAATCGGAGATAACATGTCGGAGGGTGCGAGTCATCAGGTAGAAGTTTCCCAGCCACAGATTTCTTATGAAGCATATGTAAACAGCTACGCAAGTTTCCTTGATATGGTTCTTCAGGGAATTATGTCTCCGTCTACTCTTGGAATTGACTTGAAGAAAACGGACAATGCAGAAAGTCAGCGTGAAAAGGAAAAGGTAACGCTGCATGTCAGAAATAAAATCGTAGATGCCTTGAATGAAACGCTTCCTGAACTGGCAAAAAAGATCATGCAGTGTAATGACGTTATGTGCAACAGGACACCGGGGGATTATGAACCAACGGTAAAGTTTGGCGAATATGCATCACCAGACTTTAGCACAACGGTTGATACTGTAGGGAAAGCTAAGCAATATGGGATCATGAGCCTGGAAACATCTGTTGATCAGCTTTATGGTGATACCTGGACCGAAGAGGAAAAGGAAGAAGAGGTAGCACGTCTGAAAGCAGAACAGGGTATTGCAGAAGTAGAAGAACCGGGAGTCAATATGGCTGCCGGTATTTTTGACGTTGATCTGGGAGGTGATGGGGATGCAGGTCAAGGTAATGAACCGAATATACTGGATGAGCCGAAAGGAGTACCAGGGGCTGCTGCAGGTAGTCAGTGAGCAGGTACCTTTTGGAATATATGCGATTGAGAAAAAAGGTTATGCAGAATTAAGGGTGGACCGTTGTAGCAGCATGACTCAGCTTAAAAATCTTACCCGTAACTTTAAGGCTCAAGGTTATAAGGTATATGCGAACAGGAGATAACAGTATGGATATTCCAGGATTTACCTTACTATTGCAGGACTTTTGCGCATACTGTCCAGATTTTGAACCGGAAATAGAGAAGATTGAGTATAGCTGCGTTATGAGAGCACCCAACTGCCAGAATAATATCCGTTGCATAAACAGAAAGCGCTGTGCAAGGATTGCAGCTAATATTCAGAAACGGGTGAATACTGATGCCAAGGAAGAATGAATATGATCTTGCTGCAGCTTTTCAGAAGATAGAGGATGAGCTGATAGCTTCTATGATCCGGAATATGGACCGGCACAGGGCAGAGGAAACCAAAGAGGGTTATAACTGGTCCATGTGGCAGACAGAGCAGCTAAAAGCCCTGGAAAAGTACAAAGTCCGCAACCAGCAGAAATACAGTAAGCAGTTTAAAAGTATTAATGACCAGATTGACAGTCTGATCCGGATGTCACGGTCAAAAGGCGGTATGCAGCAGGAAAGGCGTATACTTCAGGCGATTAAGAAAGGTTTTAAGGGGGCTAAGAAAACTGGCTCGGGAGCTACGGCAGAGTTTTTTAAGCTGAATGACCGTAAACTGGAAGCGCTGATCAAAGCCACCAGAGACGATATGGAGAAAGTGGAAACAGCGGTGCTTCGCAAGGCTAACGATGATTACCGAAAAGCGATCTTCAATGCCCAGGTATATGCCAATACAGGTGCCGGGACCTATGAAAAGGCTGTGGACATGGCTACCAAAGATATGCTGTCCCGTGGTCTTAACTGCGTGGAGTATGCCAACGGTGCCAGACATACGCTTTCAGACTATGCAGATATGGTGATCCGGACAGCCAGTAAAAGAGCTTACCTGCAGGGAGAAGGCGAAAAACGTCAGGAGTGGGGAGTTACAACAGTTATCATGGACAAGCGTGGAAACCCGTGTCCTAAGTGCCTTCCTTTTGTTGGTAAGGTCCTGATCGATGATGTGTGGAGCGGTGGTAGCAAGGACGGCGTGGATCCGGAGACTGGGAAGAAATATCCGCTGATGAGTTATGCAATCAGCAAAGGGCTTTATCATCCAAGATGCAAGGACAGCCATACTACATATTTCCCTGGTATTTCTACCGCAGATGATACCTGGACTAAAGAAGATCTGGAAGAGATTGGACTTCAGAACCAGCAGGAAGCCAGGCAACAGTATGCAGAGCGCCAGGTGGAAAAGTATGGGAGACTGGCAGAGTATTCGCTGGATAAGGAGAATCAAAAAGAATACCAGATAAAAGCGGAAGAGTGGAAAGACCAGGCGTACAGACCAGTTACCAGAGGTGAAGCATCAACAATATTTATTAAACAGCAGCAGAAAATAAACATTAAGCGAGTTGAAAGCTATTCAGAGATTTACATTTCCAATCAGACGAATATAAAACCTCGTGCGTTACATACATTGAATCAGAGAACGGAGCAGGCTTTAAAAGAGTGGGAAGTTTCGCTGGAGAGAAGGCCTAAAATTATTATAGTTTCGCCAGATGAAATGCCTACAGCGTATGGGAAGTATGACGCCATACAAAATGTAGTTTTCTATATCCCTCAGATTGCAGACAGTAAAGTGATTAAAGATCAAGGAAATGTTGAATTTCATGAGATGTGGCATATGAAGCAGGCTGAAAATTTTAGAAAACGATACGGTGAAATTACAAGAGAAAACTATGGTAAGTATATAGAGAATGCTTGTAAAGAAGCAAAGAAGACAATTGACAGAGCAGGTATCACGGAGTACAATGTAAGCGACATAAGTAGTTACGCAGATCAAATGTTCTGGATTGATAGGTATGATGAAGTTGAAGCTGAATATATGGTAAAACATCGAAGAGGGAAGAAACATGGTAATTCGCAAGTATCCGGAGGAGATTCAAAAGGCGATGGAAACTTATAAGCCGTATGCAAAATGTATTCATGATGGCGAGCTTGAAGGTGTTCCACAGGAAGCTGTAGAAGCGTTTAAAAAAGTGAAGAATTGGGCTTGGGAACAAGGTCAGTAAATACCACCAGTCAGTAGGCCGGTGGTATTTTTGTACCCATTTTTAGGAAAGAGAGGATAAGAAGATGAAAAAGAAGATTTTAGCATTTGGAGTGGCGTTATCTGTGATGCTTGGAATGGTGGGGTGCTCAACAGCACACACAGTAAACCACAACTTATCAAAAGATGCGAATGAATTTAATATTTATCGCAGAATTACAGTTACTAATGCAAGAACGGATACTGTTATGCTTC